GGATCATAATCAGAAACCGCTTGCATTTGTGGAGCCTTCATCGTAGGCCCAGTTTCTCGCAACCCTACTGCGAAATATCTAAAACTATCAGCCGCATGGGAAGACCAATCATGTACAGGGTTTGCACGGAAGGTACGGGTGCGATCATTATAAGATCTATGATATTGACGCAAACATTCCAATCCCTGCTTGCATTTCTCACGATCAAACCACAATCTTGGTATTAACATCTGCGCCGCATGTATTCCATCCTCAACAGGAAGCTTGGGAACAACGCGAAAATTCAATCCCAAATCCCAAGCAACTTCTCTTCGGCTCTTACCACTACCCAACTCACGTACCTCTATGTCGTGTGGCGCATTATGCGTACCATATAAATACTGCTTAGAATTAAGGATCTGACAATAATGCGGCAACCCCTCATTCCTATTCTCATAAAAATCTATTACATGAACAGCTCTGCCCACATTCTGCGTAAACCAAATACTGGTACTATCACCAATACCTAAATCCCACCAGGTATCTACCTTATGCGATGGATCATACGGTACATTTGCTATGCGCCCCTGTAACGTAGCTTGCTCCAACTCCTTGCCATAAATAGCACCTGGCACATTTGCATTCCAACTACACTCAAACTCCTGCTGGTACTGATCATAAGTCATCATACTCTTCGCAGCAGTCAACTCATCCTGATCTAACAAACCAGTCTCACTAGCCTTATAAACAGCAGCTAACCAATCATCATTACTCGCCGCCTGTTCATAATAATCAAAAAAAGCATTGTGACCCTTCGGCGTACCAACAAAGATACAAAACCCCTTACGATCAGATAATGCAGGGCGTAACACTTCCGGAAACACATTCTCAGGCATGTCAGCAACCTCATCCATGACACATCCATCCAAATATATACCACGTAAACTATCAGGGTTCTCTGCACCAAGTAAACTAATCCTAGCGCCAGTAGGTAAGTCACACCGCAATTCAGTCTCGTGAAACTTTACATTCGGGATACCACCAGCAAAATGCTTAATATAATCCCAAGCTACATTCTTAGCCTGTCGATACGTAGGAGCCATATAAGCATATCTAGGGTTCGTCTTCCCAGATAACAAAGCATCCCTCAATATATGATTAATAGCCCATACAGTCTTGCCAAACCTACGATGACATACAACAACACCCCAGCGCTTCACCTGCATCTCATTGTGCAACTTCATCTGCAACGGCCTCGGGTCATATGGTATCTCAATGTGATTCAATGCTGCAAGACCTCCTCCTGGTCAGCGTATATCAATATCCCGTTTCTCTCTAGGATAGCCTCGTAAACATCCAAAAGCAATACAGCGCATTCTAGCTGCTCAGATGCACTATCGCTATCAGTGACGCCTCTCCGTAACTCTGCGATGTGATTAATCGCTGCTAGTTGAGGAGGAGAGAGGGGCTGTGTCACACTCCCTGCTCCGCAGGTATTATATGTAGTAAGGAGATGCGGCCTGATCTGGGGAGGGTGGGGGGTCGGTATTCGGCAAAAAGTGACTGCAATTTAGCAAATGTGCCGCTAGCCCTGCAAGAATTAACATAATCTATATTATGCGAAAACATTTTAGCCATTGCTCAACTTCACGCGCGTAGCTGGGCCACTCAGGATGTTAACCAGATAGTTAATGCACCACTTGGTCATCGTCTTCATTGGCACTGATAGCGGTGTCGCCACCTGCCCAAGATATGCTGAATGTTTGTGTCTGTGGTTGGTCTTCTTTCTTGTCACGTATTCCGAATGGTTGATTACGTGCTGTTGTCCACTTAAGCGTGTCTATCTCTAACCTTCGCCTGTTAACCTCCGCATTCAGCTCTCGAACATCTATACCTTTTGGCAGTGGTTCCATAGCTAGATTGTTGATACGGTCTGACATCCATTCAGCCTGTAAAATCCTACCGCGTCGGTATAGCTCAAACAGCTCGTCATTAGCAGCAACTGCTCGTGTAACTGCTCGATAGCTTGGCATGTTTTTTCCCTTGGTAATGTCTACCAAAGTTTCGCCTTGGGCTAGCCTATCGACTATCTTTTCCATTACTTTGATATTAACCGTTCTGGACATTCTTAGCTTTCAAAAAATGGCCCCCGTTAAGGGGCCTAGTTAAGACGGATAACTTGAGCAGTTATCGGGGCAGAGGTCTGACCCTAACCCCATAGTAAACCATAACAATTTATAACACAACATAACTTTTTTAAATTACCTGTTGACACGATATGTCAAATATGCAGAATGGGGTTATAACAAAAACAAGAGGTCAACAATGCAACAAGAGACAAAGAAAATTCAAAAAGGTTTATACGAATATCGCAATCACACCATTCAAAAGCTTTATGATTACCCTGCGCTTGATTGGCGTATATTTGATAAAAACGGTGAATGGGAAAACTCTTTCAAAACATTAACGCAGTGTAAGCTTTGGTTAGACTTACACCTTGCCTTTAGAAAAGGAGCTTAATAAAATGTCTAAGTATAATTTTATTGGTAATCTTATTCGTGCCGGTGGTGACGCTAAAACGGTTAAGGGCAACGATAGCGGTTTCCTTACCGCTATTATGTACATGACACCATATAAGACACTAAACAAAAATCTTTGCCCAATGGCAGAACAAGCCGGATGTTTAGAAGGTTGTTTAAATACAGCGGGTCGCGGTGTTATGAGCAGCGTTCAAAAAGGCAGGGCAAGAAAAGCCGAATGGTTTATCAAAGATCAAAACGGTTTTATGTTGCAGCTAGTGAAGGATTTGACACGCTTTGAAGCGTATTGCACTAGACGCGATTTAAAACCTGCTATCAGGTTAAATGGCACTACTGATATTCGTTGGGAGTTAGTCAAGGTAAACGGACAAACAATATTTGAATTGTTTCCGAATATCACTTTTTACGATTACACAAAAATTGCGAATAGACGCAATATCCCGAATAATTATAGCTTAACTTTTAGTTATAGCGCTACAAATCCTGTTTACCTAAAACAAGTAGATATTGCTAAAGCTAACGGTTTAAACATTGCTGTTGTGTTTAGAGACAAAGAAAACATTCCGAGCGAGTTTTTAGGATTGCCCACTATTGACGGTGACAAGACCGACTTGCGGTTTCTTGATCCTAAACAGTCAATCGTTGCTTTGTATGCAAAGGGCAAAGCAAGAAAAGATAATTCCGGTTTTGTAGTTGATGTATAGGAGGTCAAGACAATGAAACTATTTATAGATATTTTAGGTGCAATAAGTATCTTTGCAATCCCCTTTGGTTTGCTTGTTATTCACTACGGTTTTGGAGGTTAAGACATGACAGAAAAAAATATTGTTGAATGTTTGAAGTGCGTTGGACACTACATAGAAAAGACCGAGTTTATTGAATGTTGCCCTTACTGTGGCAACACCGACAAAATGGAAACGGTTTATTTAGTACCTGACGGTGATTTATATCAACGCTTAATTAGTGAGGGCATTTGATATGCCATTTCACAACAAAGATTTTCCATATCAGGAAATCAAAACAAAAGACGGTGATTATTTCAGCACTGTGCAAGAAGCAAAAGACTTAGGTTTTCAGATCAAGCAAATCTGGTCTGTCGCTGTGGTTGATGATGAAGACGAAAACGGCAAAGAGTTTACTAGCTATTGTTATCAACCGCCCTGTCATATCGTGAATGTTATTGGCTACGTAGCCACCAAAGAAGCACACGACCATGACACATATTTTGAAGAACCAAGAATTTATATGGACAATTAAGGAGGTCAATGAATGCAAGTATTAAACTATCACCTTAGAAGATATAGTAAACCAGATCATAAAGATACTGAAGTGTTAACTATACTGTTAGAAACAGATTTAGATGAGAAAGCAAGAAAAAAAATATTAGAACTACTGGAGGAAGCTAAAAATGGATTTAACTTGTGAATATTGCGGTTCCAAAACCGATAAGCTGTATGCTTCAGATCATCCCCAAACATTTAAAGTTATTCGCGTTTGTGAGGATTGCGAATGGGGTGAGGTCAACGGAGCATACTATAAAACTCAATCAGAATTAAATGC